CTTTGGATAGGTGAAATTGTTTTCATATTTTATATTTTAGAATTGACTTAAAAAAGTATCTTTTGTAGGACATTGCAAAGCAGTAACCACACCTGTTGCAGTTGTGTGTGCTGCTATATAAGCCGAACTTGTTATTAATAAATTATCCCCTGTTGGAATAGTTACATCAACTGTATAGAATCCTGTTGCAGTTGCACCATCTCTTAATGCTGCTCCTGTTATTAATTGATTACCTGCGGTTGCCGCCCAAGTACTTGGCATATTATTTATTTTCTAGTTCTTTAATTCTTTGTTCCAATGCGTACACTTTTGCCACTAACACCTCACGATAAGATAGGCTTAACATATCATCTTCGCCTTTTGAAACCGCACTATCTAATATCCCAACAAAGTCTTGAGCATAATAACCTAGTTCAACCTTTCCGTTTTTAGTGTAAAGTTTAGGGGTTATTGATGCAATGCCTTTTGTTTGGTAGTTATCTTGGATAAGTGTTTTTAATCTACTATCGGAAGATTCAAAGAAACTTGTTGCAGTTACTGATGAACTAAATGTAGCTGCTCCTGTGTTAGCAATAGTTAGAAATTTAATAAAGCTTCCACCACTTGCTTTTCTTCCTAAATTAAATTGGTCATTATTTGAGAAATTAGAATCATATCCACCTAAATCAATAGACCAAGCAGATAGTGAATTAGCATTATTTGAGTTTGAAGTTATCTGTAATCCATTATAAGCACTACTATATCCTGCATTTGATATAAATTGAGTTAATGCTCCATTATATCCATTCATTTGGAGAACTTGGTCGGCAGTATTTATAGTTAAACTTTGTGCTTGTAAGTTTGAACTAAACCTTCCTGTACCATTAACATCTAGCTTGTAGCCTGAATCAGTAGTAGTTCCTATTAGTACATTATTTGAATTAGTAACAACCATCAAGTTTGTTGATGTAGTTGCATTTCTTAAGTAAAAATTACCATCTGAATTTGAAAAAAATTGATATGATTTTCCACTAGCATTAGTAGAAGTTAATTTTAATACAGGAACATTTGCTGATAATGTTAAAAGTTCATCAGGCGTACTTGTTCCTATACCTACATTTCCATCATTTTTAATATAAAATCTAGAAGAACCACTTTTTTTAACATTAACTAAATCAGCTGCTCCTGTATTGTCTACATCAATCATAAAAGTACCACCATGGTCTCCAACTGCTAGGAAAGAACCATTTGATATTTGCCCGTAGTTACCAGATGAAGCATAAGATCTTACAGTGCCTATAACATCTAATTTAACACTGGGGTTTGTAGTTCCTATACCTACATTGCCTGTTGGAGTAATAGTCATATGAACATTACCGCCTGTATTAGCTGATATTTGCAATCCTTGTGCTGCTATTTGACCATAATATGCAGTTGAACCTGTTGTGATTGCTCCACCTGTACTACTTTCACTACCAAAATAAAATCTACCGCTTGTATTATTTATATAACCATATATCGCAGCCGTTGCACCACTTGCAGCAAATATAGCACCTGCTGTATTAGAAACTATATAATTTGTTGCCGTTACACTACTAGAGAATGTAGCTGCATTACTTGATTCATCTAGTATTAAAGTATTTGTAGAAGTAGCATTATTAAAAATGTAAAAACTATTATTAGCTAAACCTCTCAATCCTGTATACCATTTTAAAGTACCATTTGTTTTATATTGATACGTAGCACCACTACTTATATTTAATCTATCTGCAACATAATCAGCACTTCCACTTGCGTTTACTAATGATATTGTATTCCCATTACTAGTTATGTTACTAGAGAATGTAGCTGCTCCTGAGCCATCTATTGTTAATCTATCTGTTCCATTAGTTTGTAAATACAACGGGAAATTACCTTCAGGACCAAATCTTGCAAACTCCGAAGCGGTTGCTCCACAACTAATTGTTACCCTAGCTGCTGAAGTAGCGTTGCCTAATAAAATTCTTGTATTCCCTGTACCACTATTTCTAATTGTAAAATCATAAGTAGAAGATAATGATGTAAGAAATGAACCTGTTCCACTAAAACTTGCACTTGTTCCACTCAATGCACCTGTTAAAGTACCACCTGTTAATGGAAGGTAAGCACTTAATGCACTACCATAGTTAGGTATATTTAAAGTGTTTGAACTAAAAGTCGCTGCACCACTTGTTCCTGTTGTTGTTAAGGTTATTGTTCCCTGCTTTGAATTGAATGTACTCCAATCCGCACTTGATAATGCACCTCTATTCGCTGCACTTGCAGTTGGTACATTTAAAGTAATTACAGGTGTTGTTGTACTTGTTGCAACTGTTGAACTTAAATCCGTTCCACTTGTTCCTATTGTTAATGCAGCTACGCTTGTAACTGTACCGACACCACTACCACCTACTAATGCTATCGTTCCTGTCGCAGCAGGGAATGTGTAAGAATATGATGTTGATTGAAATATTAATGAACCTCCACCACCTGCACCTAAACTTAAAACCAATCCTGTTGTTGTTGCAGTAATACCTGTATAACCACTTGCAGTAAGAATGCCTGTATGTTTTATTAAAATACCTGCATCTAATAATGGGTAAGTGCTAAATGTTTTAACTCCACTAATTGTTTGAGCAGTAGTTAAATCTACATAGTTTGCTAAATCGCTTGTTAAAGCCAAAGTACCATTTGCGTTAGGTAAAGTATAAGTTCTAGCAGTATTATTTGTTAATGAACCTAATTCAAAACTTGCTGATTTATAATTTGTACCATCAACATCCGAAATAAATGTATATTTTGTTGAATTTGCATTAATACTATTATAGCCTACAACATTGCCAAGAAATGTAGTGCCTTGTTTTAAGATTAAATAACCACTTAAAGTTCCACTACCACGAGCAGTATATCCTACTGAATCCACACCTGAAGCAGTTAAAAGAAAAGCACCTAAATTAACATCTTGTGTTGCCCCTGTGTAGGGAACATAACCTGTTAAGGCTGAACCATAGTTAGGGATGTTCAAAGTCGCACCCACAAGCGTACTAACTCCAGAAGTTCCTGTGGTAGTTAGCGTAATAGCGTTCTGCTTATTATTAAAAGTTGTGAAATCCGCAGAAGCCAAATATCCGTTAACTGAAGTTGTCGCAGCAGGTATTGATATTGTTCCGCTTGTATTAACTAAAGGAGAACTAAAAGTTAAAGCAGATTGCTTTGCATTGAATATCGCAAAGTCAGTAGCTAATAAATACCCATCAACCAAACCTGTAGCAGCAGCCATTGAAATAGCTGGTGTTGTTCCCCCACTACTTACAACAGGTGCAGTTCCGCTTACCGCAGTTACATAGCCTGTTAATATCGGAAAGGTTGTTAAGTTTCCTGCTCCGTTTACATATTGTAAATTTGTTCCGTTAAATCCTATGTTAATCGTTCCGCTTGTAGTAATGGGTGAGCCTGTGATATTTAAAGAATCTCCTGTTTCGGTAATGGCAACACTTGTAACTGTACCATTGCTTCCACTTGCTTTCTGCCATATTGAACCTTCAGCTACATTGCTAAAAATAACTTGGTCGGAAACTACAAAAGTAATAGCCCCAGCCCCAAAATCGTGAACACCGCCTGTTGATACAAGCCATACATCCCCCGCATTTCCTACACCATTAACCAAATAAGGAACATTCGTAGTAGCGTTCCAAGTTCCTTGATATTCCATAACGGAGTTAGGTAACTGAGCAACTAATATCTTACCATTTACATCAAGCTTAGGAACTCCCCCAGCTACATCAAAAGCTAATGAGCTTACCACCCCTGTAGTACCTACTAAAACACCTGTAAGACTTTTAACCTTTGTTTCCCCTGTTATTTGTATTTGACTGCTCATCTATATTAAGTTAATTTATTATGCGAAAATAGCCCTTATAAACTCATCTGATTCAAGTGCCCTTGCTGTTGCAAAGGTAATAACTCCTGTGGCACTATTAAAGGTAACATTCTCACCTGTTGGAGTACCGCTTGTATTGATGGTTCTAACCTCTACACCACCTCTTGTAACCGATATACAAGTAGATCCGATTGCAGCTACAAAGGTTACTGTTGTTTCACCACCTGCTGCCGTATAAGAATAACTATTCATTGATGATACTGTTACTGATGAACCTCCACTTATAACCTGAGTTCCTGTTATTGCATAAGCACCTGTTCCTTGTAATGCCAATGAATAAGTAGATGCACCCTCTACAGGAGCACTTAAGCTAATAGATGTAATGTTAGCAGTACCACTTACTATTGAGTAGCCATAGGTATCACTAGCATCTGCATTGTCATTGTCTATAGAGAATCTAACATCTATTGAAGCTCTGTCTAATTGCTTCTGCATTAAAGCAAGATAGGAGTAACCACTTAAGGCTATAAACCCATCACAATTAACTGTCCAAGATGTAATGTCATTTTTAAACTCTCTAAACCAAGCTGATGTCTGAGAGGTTACTTCTACTTGTTCAGTAGATGCCTCAAATGAGCAACTTGTAGAAGCCCCCATTGGAGTTCCTAGTGGTATAGTAGTAGTTACTTGAGCTTCATTAGTTGATTGAGTATAAAGCGTAATTTGGTTAGTAGTTGTACCAAAGTAAATAACTTTGACTAAAAGTCTGTCTGTAGCACTTATAGTTGTTTGAGTAACCGTCATTGGTGTACTGTATAATGTCTTTACTAACGATGTTAGGGTTGTAGTTGTTGCCGATGTGAATAGCAAAGTAGCTACACTACCATTATACTTGTATAGCTCATACTTAACTTGAGCACTTGCAAAGGCAGTAAGAATAGAATAATAAGCACTAAAA